TGGAAGCCTTTAACTATTGCAGATAGAGAAGCAATATATAAAACACTTGCTGGAATGAACAAAGCTAATGACACTGAAAGTTTAGAATATGCCTTACAAGTAATAATGAACAAAGCCGAAGATGAAAATGGTAATAAATTATTTAGTGAAGGAGATCGTGCATCATTAAGAAGAGAGATACCTTTAACTGTTCTTACTGATTTGATGTTAAAAATGCAAGGAGTAGAGGAGGAGGTAGATACCGTAAACTCTAAAAGTACATCTTGACCAGGATAACAATTTATTTTTGCAGTTTTTTCTATGCGAAAAGCTAGGTTACACTTTGCAAGATTTTAGACATAAGGTAACTTATGAGGAATTGATATATTGGAGTTCATATTTAGAGTTAAAAAATGAGCGAGAAAAGGCAGAATATGACAGAATAGAAAGAGAGTCCAAACTTAAACGACATAATTAGATGGCAGATGCTATTTATGAAGTTAATATCAAGCTAGATGCTCAACAGTTTGAGCAGGAACTTAACCAGTTAAAAGGTAAGTTAAAGAAGTTTGAAAAGGAAGCTAAAGAACGAAACAAGAAAGATCCGATATTTAAAAGAGGTAGAGAGTTAACAGTATTAAAATCTATTGAAAGCACAAGAAATAAATTAAAAGAGTTAGATAGATTTGAGCTAAAGACAGCAGAAAGAAAGGCAAAGTTAGATAAAGCAGAGCAATTAGCAAAAGCTGGAAAGTTTCAAAGTGCAAAAAATTTAGTAAAAGAAGCACAACTACTAAATTTAGAAGAGGCAGAAACTTTACGTTTAGCAAAGGAAAGGGTCGCAGAAGAAAAAAGATTAGCTAAAGAAAAAGAAAAACAACAAAGGTTAGAAAAAAGTAGAGGACAGGCGATTATAAAAAGTGCTGCTATTGGTGGTGGTTTTCCATTGTTATTTGGAGGTGGATTAGGTCAAGCCATACCAGGTGCTATTGGTGGTGCGGTAGGTGAAGCAGCAAGTCCTGGCGGTGGTTTTGCTGGTTCTATTGCAGCTACAGCATTAGTTTCTCAATTACAAAAGATTGGTCAAGCATCTCTTGAAACAGCCAAGAAGATGGGAACATTAAACGGAAAATTAGAACTTGCAAGAGAACGCTCATTATTTACATCAAACGAAACTGAAGAACTGGCTCGTCAATTAGAAAGACAAGGAAAAGTACAGGAGTTAAATAATTTACTATCCAATGAATATCAGCAAATAGTAGGAAATAAGGGAGTATCTAATTTGAATAAATTAAATGAAGTATCTAGCGAGTTTGGTAGACTCATGGGAATATTAAAAACTAAGTTTGATGCGTTTATAGCTGGTCCGCTAAGTAATTTATTAAAATTTCTAAATAAAACTATATCTGCCGATGCAACTGCACAACAATTTAGAGATTTTAGAAAGGGGTTAAGAGGATCACAAAAAGAATTTTTTGAAGCACAACTAAAAGAGTTAAGAGGCACGCAAGGTAAAAGTTCAGGAGCAATTACAACATCAATAATGGAAGAGATGTTGAAACAATTTCAACAAACACCGAATGTTCTTTCTCAAGGTCCTTCTGGCCCGAAACTAACACCAGAGGCTCAATTAGGTAAAGATCGTTTAGCAGATTTAGATGCAGAAATTGAAAAAGCAACTTTAAAAAATACGCTTTCAGAAAAAGATTTCCAGACTCAAATGAGAATACAAGAAATACTAAAAGGAACTAAAGATATAACTGAAGATCAAATAAAAGACAAACTAGATCAATTAAATGTTTTAAACGAAGAACAAGAAATGCTACAAAAAACAAGAGAATTATATAACAGTATAGGCCAAACTATTGAATCTGGTATTGTAGATGCTCTTGAGGGTGCTATAAACGGAACCAAAACACTCGGAGATGTTGCCAGTAGCGTATTTGCACAAATCCAAAGATCACTTTTACAGTTTGGTGTTAACTCCTTCTTAAGTGCTTTGGGTCTTCCAGGCATGGCAAATGGCGGTCCAGTAAAAGGAGGTCAACCTTATATAGTAGGGGAAAAAGGACCAGAATTATTTACCCCTAATTCAAGTGGTAACATAACACCAAACCATAAATTAGGAGGTTCGGCAAACGTAGTGGTGAACGTAGACGCTTCTGGATCATCTGTAGAAGGTGATGAGCAATCTGCTATACAATTAGGTGAACTTGTAGGTGCAGCAGTTCAAGCTGAAATTGTTAAACAACAAATGGATGGAGGTTTATTAAGCTAATGGCTAGTTTTCCAACAACTGTCAATCCTACTTATGGATCAAGAAAAAACTCCGTACCAAACATTCGTATTGCACAGTTTGGTGACGGTTATCAGCAGAGGTCTACTTTTGGTATAAACCAAAATTTAAAAATTTATCAATTTACTTGGCAAAATATAAGTGAAACAGATGCAGATGAAATAGAGACATTTCTTGATGCTAGGGCTGGTGTAGAGAATTTTGATTACACCCCTGCTGGTGAAAGTGCCAGTAAAAAGATGATCTGTACAAGCTGGAATAAAACAATACCTTATCTAAATAGAGCTACGATTACAGCAACGTTTGAGGAGGTTGCCGAAGCATGATTTCGTTAACTGGTTCGTTTGTTATTAATACTTCTGCCAGTGCAGATGAAGAATGTACAATTACTATACAAGATCACCCTTTTAAAGATAATGATGTTGTAAAACTAGAATTTACTGATGCAGGTAAAAAACTAAAAGCTTTTGAAAATAACTATTTAATTAATGTTACTGCTACAAATACGGTTGGCCTGAAAAATTTTCCAGATGAGTCTATAGACGAAAACGGTGATGGTGTAGATATTGCAGATATAAATGGAAAAACTGGATCTTGTACTTTAACTTTACAGTCAATAAAAGTTCCTGCTTCAATAGCAGTAAGTCCAGAACTTCAGTCACTTGAACCATCTGCTGAAATAGAATTGTTTAAATTGACATTTGATAAAGATGTTAATGGTCAAACCATCGACCCATATTATTATCACGCTGGTACAAATGAGATAAAAACAAATATAATTTTTGGTGGTCAATCTTATACTGCCTTACCTGTAAAAGTTACAGGTTTTAATAAGACTACTAAAGGTACTTTACCAAGACCAAAATTTGAAATTGCAAATACTGATAGTGCTATTTCTGCTCTGTTAATTTTATACAATCCATTACACGCTGAGTTGTTAAGAATAAAAACTTGTAAGAAGTTTTTGGATGCTGAGAATTTTACGTCTGGTTCTAACAGTTCTGCTGATCCTACTGCAATATTTGAAGCTGATGACAGGTGGTATGTTGACAGAGTAGTAAATGAAAATCCTGGTACAGTTGTGTTTGAACTAACTGGAAAAATTGATATGACAAATCTAAGATTACCTAAGAGAAGATACAGAGAATCAAAAGTAAAAATTTAATGCAAAAGTTTTTAGAAGATGCAAAACAACACGCAATAAAAGACGCACCAAAAGAAACTTGCGGAATTGTTGTAAACGATATTTATTATCCCTGTATTAATATGTCAGATACACCAGAAGATAATTTTGCAATACACCCAAAAGACTTTTTAAAAGCCAGATCAAAAGGAGTCTTTCAATATATTATTCATAGTCATCCAGAAGGAGGAAATGCAAGCGAACCAGATAAAAAGGCTTGTAAAGCAAGTAAAACCCCTTGGTACGTTTACCTTATACCGCAAGATGAATGGCAGATTATAAATCCTTAGTAGGCCGTCAATGGTTGTATGGAAAATTTGACTGTTATACTATCGTCAGAGATTACTATAAATTGTTAGGAATAATCATGCCAGATTATGATAGGCCAAAAGATTTAATTACCAGTAAAAGTATATTTTTAGATCAAGCAAAAAATTGTAATTTTAAGCAAATTAATTTTGAAGAGAGAAGTAAAGATGATGTTTTAATTATGAAACTAGGTACAAAAAACCCTATGCATGCAGCAATTTTTCTTGGTGATAATAGGATTTTGCATCAAAAATATGAATCCTTGAGTTGTATTGAAAACTATAACGCTTATTATAGAAGGAGTACAAAAGCAGTTTTTAGATATGGAAAATAAAGTCCTGCTTTTAGATGATTTAGGGAAAAAATATGGGGAAACTCATGTCTATTATAATTTAAAAACACCAGCAGAAGCTATAAAACTTTTATGTATTAATTATCCTGAACTTGTTCAAGATTTAGCAACTTCGCATGAGCAGGGCATTTTTTATAAAGTTCAGCAGGTGGGTCTTGATCTAGAATTATCAGATTTAGGTTTACCTTTAGGGTCAAATGATTTAGTCGTTACTCCTGTTATTAGTGGTAGTGGTAATACAGGTAAATTTTTACTTGGTGCTGCTTTAATAGGAGCCAGCTTTATGTTCCCAGGTGCAGGGTTGTTTGGTAAGGCTGGTGCTGAGTTAACTGGAGGAGTCGTAACAGGATCAATGGCAAAAATAGGAACTGCAATTAGTGGTTTAGGTGGAGCTCTTGTATTAAGTGGAGTTAGTGGAATACTTACACCTCAACCTGTTTTACCTAATCCAGACTTTGACGGTTCTATGACCAACTTTACTGGTGGACCAGCTTCTTTAGAAAAAGGTGCTGATGGAAAACAAAGTTATGCGTACACTGGTGCAACAAACTCAACAGGTTTAGGTAAAACAATTCCTGTAGCCTATGGAAAAGTATTAGCTGGTAGTTTATTAATTGGAGCAAAAATAAAAACAGATACAATTTCAGATCCTAATATAAATTTTTTTAGAGAACCTGGAATCCAAACTTTCAACTTAAATGGTACAAAGTATGAAAAATTAGAAGGTAAATTTGCTGACGCTGGTGGTATAACTGCATTAACAAGAAAAGGGAAAAAAGGTAAAAATAAAATAGCAGTAAAAAGTGGTCAAAAATATTATCAAAAAATAGGTAAAACTGTTAATCTACAATTTAAAAAAGGAGAACAGTTTTTAACAACAGGTGTGACTAATCCACAAGGAGGAACAGGAACAATAGCAGCTAACAGTAGTAAAAAAGGTAAAAGAAGTGCAAATAGATTTGGTATTGCTTTTAAAATAAAAGGATTAATAGATCAGCTTGCTGATAAACAGACTGCTTTTATTGATGGATTTATAACATATCAAGTTATTATTAAAGCATCAGGAAGTAATAATATTGTTGGTCAACATCAAATGACGATTCAAGGGCTTTTTAAAGCAGGTCAATCAGTACTCTACATTGTCCAAACACCTTTCCACACATTTGGTACTGTAACAAAATATAGGGTTGCTATAAAAATTATCAATTTTTCAGTTTTAGAAGAACAATGTGCGTTCACTGTTCAAGAGATAGGAATGGGTTTAAAATAAATATATATGACATTAAGATCTACTTCTACCATTAGAGTTTTAGACCTTTTATGCGAAGGTCCAATAGAAGGATTTGCTGAAGCAATTGATGACGGAAAGCAAGAATCAATTCTGTTAAATGAGAACGCTGCAACTGTGCAAGGTTCAAAATTTGAAAAGGGTCAAGTCGAGGTAATGCAAAGATTTGGAACCCCAGGTCAGACATTAGGAGATGAGTTTTTAGAAACAAAAAATACGGAAGTAGTTACTATAAACGAAGAGATTGGTGAGAATTATAGAGAAGATCTAACTGTTCAAAATACTGTTGCAAAAAAACATTATGGCAGGGGTAATATTGTAAAGAAAATCCAAACAACTGCAACAGATTTAAATGTTATTAGAATAAATTTTACAATTCCAGCTTTATTTAGTCAGGCGATGGAGGGAATTGCAAGTGGTCAATTATTTTCTGCAAAAATAAATTATGTAATACAAATAAAAGGCAAGGGAACGAGTTTTGTAACTCCTGATAATGGTGCCGATACAATACATGGTGTTGCTACTACCAACTATCAGTTTCAAGTTGAAATAGGTATGTTAAAAGCAAATGGCGAACAAGCATTTGGCGGTCCACCTTATACCATAAAAATAATAAAAGATACAAAAGCAGAAAATGACTATGATATTAGAGCTAAAGATTTAAATAAATTACCAAAAAATACACCTTTTGGTGGAAAAAGAGCAAATAGATTAATCTGCTCTTCTTTTGAACTGATTACTTCAGCAAAAGCAGCAGTTTCAAATATGGCTCTTGTTGGATTGAAATTTTCAAGTGAAGCATTTCCACAGTTACCAACAAGAAGTTATCTCATAAAAGGTAAAAAAGTAAGAATTTTTTCTAATGCCACTGCACAAGATGACGGTAGATTAACATTTGATGGCGAGTTTGATGGTAATTTTTTACAGTCTGTAGATGCAGATGGTAATGAAAATGATGCTCTTGTTTGGACAACTTGTCCTGTTTGTATTTTTATAGATATGTTAACCAATACAACTTTTGGAGCAGGTGATTTTGTAAGCACTGAAAATATAAGTTTGGTTGATTTATATCCATTAGCACGATATTGCAATCAACTTGTTGACATTCCAGATGACTCATCTGCTGATGCTACTGCGACAACGCAAGAACCAAGATTTGCAATGAATACAATCATAGGTAATCAAACTTCTGCTTATAAACTTCTACAAAATATGGCAAGTGTTTTTAGAGGTATGACATATTGGGCATCTAATACAGTAAATGTAGGTGCAGATCATGGCAATTTAGATGGTACTGACATAGATCCTGTTCATATGTATAACAATTCAAATGTCATAGAGGGTGTTTTTTCATACTCTGGAACGTCAGTAAAAACAAGATCAACAAAATTAAGAATTAATTATAACGATCCAACGAATAATTACAAAATAGATCAAGTTATTGTAGAAGATCAATCATTAATAGATAAATTTGGAGTCCAGGAAAAGGAAATAGTTGCTTTTGGTTGTACTTCTAAATATCAGGCTCAGAGAATGGGTCAATATATGTTGAGAAGTGAGGAACTAGACGCTGAAATAGTTACCTTTAGTACAGGTTTAGATGGTCTTTTTGTTTTACCTGGTCAAGTATTTGCGGTTTCTGACCTTATGAGAGCAGGTCAAAGAGTAGGAGGTAGAGTTAGTTCAGCTACCACAACAGTTATAACAACAGACCAAACTGTAGCATTACCAGCAGGAGACAATAAAAAATTAAGTTGTATTTTATCAGACGGTACTTTAGAAACAAAAGGCATTTCTAGTTCAAGTGGTACGACCATTACTGTTTCAGATGGATTTACTTCTGCACCGTTAGCTCAATCAGTTTATGTAATATCTACAGATAATGTACAAAAACAAAAATTTAGGTGTATTGATATTAAAGATAACAACAACGGAACTTATACAATTACAGGAGTACAGCATAATGATTCCATATACAGTGCTGCTGATGATACAACCGGAACCACAAAATTAGAACAAGATGATAGGTCTATTTCAACATTTGATGAAGCACCACAAAAACCTATTGATCTTGTTGTAACTCACTCAGAAGTTAAAGTGAACAACAATACTGTAAACCGAGCTTTATTTCAATGGAGTAGAGGTACAAATGGTGCTTCGACTAGATTTAATATTAGGTTAGATGTTAATGGCAAGAGTGAAGTATCTATTGATAATTTTGACCAAACAACTTTTGAACACGATAATATGCAGGAAGGATTAACATTTTTATTTAAGGTTAAAGCTGTAGGTTTATTTGGTAAAGAATCTGATTTCGTTGAAGTAGAAGGTGAAGTACCATCTGTCACAACATCTAGTTCCACTGGTACTGTGGTTATAGAACCAGAAGTTCCACCTGACCCCGAATAAATGCCAACAATCCAGCCTACAACCAAAAATGAAGTAATATTTAAATGGAAAATTCCTGATGATTTTACTGGAAATAGAAATGAACTAATTGCTGTTGTCAGACATTCACAACTGACAGATGGCACGGCAATTTGGCCTGAAACAACATTTTTAAGAGAAGTACAAGCAAATACAGATTATGTACTTTTACCGTTGATGAACGGAACTTATATGGTCAAGTTTAAGAATACTAATAATATAAAGTCCATAAATGCTGGAAAGGCAATAGTAGATTTACCAGATGATTTACCTAAATTATTAGTGCATAGTGTCAGAGAAGATACAACATCACCAGAATTTCAGGGACAGAGAGATGGTGTTTTTTATAGTTCTGAATATGATGCTTTAGTTTTACAAAATGATGATTTAATAGATGATAAACTTGATTTTGATGAAGGTTATCTAGGAAGTATTGATTTTGGTGGTGAATTATTAAAAACTGGAACTTATTTTTTTAAAGATAAGATTGATCTTGGCGGTGTCTTCACTGTCGAAATGAAGAGAGTATTGAAAACGAGAGGTTTATATCCCAACAATACTATTGATTTACATTTTACAAATATAGATGAATGGACTGATTTTGATGGACTATTACCTGATGAAACTAACTGTGTAATTTCTTTTAGAAAAAGTAATGACGCACCAACTGATGATGAGATAGAAGATGAAAATGATGAGTTTATTCTTTTAGAAGATGGAAATAAATTTAGTCAGGAGGATTCGCAAATATATGGAGATTTTGTACCAATGGAAAACGGTAGATTTACAGGTAGAGTATTTCAATTCAAAGCTGATTTAACGACTAATTTTACAGACCAAACACCTTTGGTAGATCAATTAGGTTTTGAAATGCAGTTTGAAAATAGAACGGAAAGTAACTCTTTTAGTAGCGGTGCTGGTGCAAAAGCGGTAACTTTTAGTAAAGCCTTTTATCAAACTCCTAAATTAGGCATTACTGCTAGTAATATGGCTACAGGTGACTATTATGTAATTAGTAGTGAAAGTCGTACTGGCTTTACTATTACTTTCTTTAATAGTTCAAATGCAGCTATTGACCGCACATTTTCATACCATGCAAATGGTTTTGGTGCGGAAGAAACCTAAACTCTCAAACCCATTGGTATAACTGACTTATGGCAACACATGATTATAATTTAGCGAACCAGTCGGGAGCCAGTTTCCGTTCAGATTTAAATGACGTTTTACAGGCAGTTCTAACAAATAACAGTAGTGCCTCTGCTCCTAGTACAACTGCTGCATATATGTTGTGGGCTGATACCAATACAGGAATTTTAAAAATAAGAAATAGCGCAAATGATGGGTGGGTAGAATTATTACAACTTGATGGTACGTTAACTATTGAAGATGGATCTGCAAGTGCTGTCGGTCTTGGTTTTAGAGATGAATTAAATACGGGTATTTTTAGTTCTGGTGCAAGTAATTTTGATGTTTCAATAGCTGGTACTACAAGATTAAATATAAGTGCTACTGGAATAAGTGTTACTGGAAGTGTAACTGCAAGCACTGATTCAACTGTTAATAGTGTAAGTATAGGTAAAGGTGCAAACTCGGTTTCTGGTAATACAGTTCTTGGAGTATCAGCTATGGATGCTTCTGTTTCTGGTGCAAATAATACTGCTATTGGTAATACCACTCTTACAGCTTTAACTTCTGGCGCACAAAATACTGCTGTGGGTTCACAAGCATTGTTTAGTCACACAACAGGTAATAGCAATACTGCTGTGGGTATGAACGCTATGTTACTTAACGATACTGGAGCAGAAAATGTGGCTGTTGGAGTTACAACTTTAGATGCAAACACAAGTGGTAGTTATAACGTGGCTATAGGTTCTAAAGCCTTAGGTGCTAATACAACAGCTTCAAGTAATGTAGCAGTTGGTCACAGTGCTTTATTATCAAACCAAACTGGAACGCATAATACTGCTGTAGGTACTAATGCTTTAGATGCTAGTACAACTGGTAATTATAATATTGGTATTGGTAGTTTTGCTTTAACAAATGCTACTACTGGTGTTCAAAATGTTGCAGTTGGTTATAACTCTTTAGCCGATCAAACAGATGCAAATAATAATACTGCTGTTGGTTATCAGGCTTTAAAAGCATGTACTGGTTCAGCTAATACAGCAGTTGGTCAAGACTGTTTAAAAACAAACACAAGTGGTGCTAATAATTGTGGTTTTGGAGTAGATGCTTTAGGAGCAAACACAACTGGTAGTGAATGTACTGCCGTAGGTGCCTATGCCTTAGATGCGAACACTTCAGCAATAAACAATGTTGCGGTTGGAACGTATGCTTTAACAAGTAATCAAACAGGTACAAATTGCACTGCTGTAGGAAGATCAGCTTTAGCAAATAGTACTGGTAATAACAATACAGCCGTTGGTGCAAGTGCTTTAATTAATTGTACAAGTGGAAGTGGAAATACTGCATTCGGTAAAAGTACTTTAGAATCAAATCAAACTTCAGATAATAATACAGGAGTTGGATATGCTACATTAAGCTCATGCACAACAGGGTCAGGAAATACTGCTATAGGTCGTAATACTGGTGATGGTCTTACAACTGGAACTGATAATGTATTAATAGGCAGATTGGCTGGTGATCCTGTTACTACTCAAAGTGAGCAATTATATATTGCAAGAGCATCTGCTGGTGCTAGTAACGATTCTACTTGGATTTATGGAAATAGCAGTGGTGCTTGTCATCAGGGAAATAATTCTACTACTTGGTCAACAACATCTGATCGTAGACTTAAAAAAGATATTGTTGATAACAATGTAGGTTTATCAATAGTTAATAATGTGAAAGTTAGAAACTTTAAGTACAAGCAATATAGTGAAGGATCACCTGTAACATCTGATGATACTGTTGATGTAAGTGAATTTACAGATGTCAGCAATGTAAACCATATATTAATTTCTCAAGGTGTAACAGGAACTCAACTTGGTGTTGTTGCACAAGAATTAGAAACAGTAGCACCTAATTGTGTAAAAACTAATGAAAAAGGTGTGAAGTCTGTGCAGACTGACGAATTGTTCTGGCATATGTTAAATGCTATAAAAGAATTATCAGCAAAAGTCACAGCCCTCGAAGCAGGGTAAACTGTAAACAATTAGCCTTTTATTATGGAAGAAAAAACCGCAGATCAAATAGCAGCAATTTTTTCTGCTGCTGGCGATAGCGTAACTGCTATCAATACTGCTCAAGCATCTGATGAAACTACAGACAAATTTAAAGATAGAATTAAACGTAATGTAGAGCATCTTGAAATTATCAAGCTTTATAAGAAAACAGATGAAACAACATCTATTTGGACAACAGAAGATTTTACAGCTATCGACAAGGCTATCGTTGATGGTAAGAAGTTATATTCTTAGGTATTATTATAAAAATATATAAAAACATGACAAATCCCGTTGATCTTATTAAAGAAGAAATTGCAACTATACAGGAGCAATTAGAAATTGATATAAAAAAAGTTTCATTGCTACAGCAAGAAATTAAACAAATACAGGAAGAAGCACAAAAAGCTATAAACGAAAAGCAAACACAAATTAATAATGCAACGCAGCCAATATTAGAAAATCAGGGATCATTAAAAAAACTTACTGAGTTATTAAACAAATTAGAAGGTAAGATAGAAGCAACAACCGATAAATAAATGGCTGATAGGAAGATCACAGCACTTACTGAATTAACCGCACCAGTAGCTACTGATGTGTTTCCTATAATTGATATAAGCGAAGCTGCTAATGCTAATAAAAACAAAAAGATAACATTAACAACAATACTTAAAAACATTCCCGATGGATCTATAGCTGCTCCTGGTGTTACTTTTGTTAGTGATACAGGTATTACGGGATTTTTTAGGGCCGATAGCAATGACATAGGAGTATCAGCAAATCAAACACACGTTGCTTCTTTTTCTCCAACAGGATTAAAACTGGGAACTGGAACTGCTGCTGCACAGTTACATTTGTTTAGTACAGATACAACAGATCAAGTAATAATAGAAAATACTGATACTGGTGCTGATAATGCACCCGATCTTGTTTTATTTAGAAATTCAGCCTCTCCTGCTGCTGATGATAATTTAGGAAATCTTATATTTAGAGCTAATGATGCTGCTGGAAATGCTCACGACTATGCAAGTATTGTTGCTTCCATAGAAGATACAACAAATGCTTCAGAAGATGGCATATTAGATATTATGACAAGTGCTGCTGGCACGTTAGCTTCAAGAATAAGAATACAAAATACAAATGTAGGTATAAATGAAGCCTCACCGCAAAACCTTTTACATATAACTGATTCTCAAGCTGGTGTTATTTTAGAGATTCAATGTACAGCAAATAACGCTAGTAGTGGTGCTGATATTCTTCTTTCCAGGGCTAGAGGAGCCAGTGGTGCTGGACAAGATAATGATGTACTATCAACAATATTTTTTGAAGGAAAAAATGATAGTGGAACTCCAGAAGAAATAAATTATGCAGCTATTGAAGCAAAAATAATAGATGCCAGCGATGGAACAGAAGACGGGCAGTTAAACTTACAAGTACATGACGCTGGATCGTTAACAACCCAACTTTCTATTGATGCAAATTTATTAACTTTAGGTGATGCCGTTAATTTTGCACTTGGTACAAGTACGGGAACAAAGATAGGAACTGCCACAAGTCAAAAGTTAGCATTTTTCAATGCAACACCTGTTGTCCAACAAAGTGCGATTGCAAATATTACAACAACTGCAAGTTCTGGTACGCTTCCAACTGCAAACGGATCAGTCACTATTGCTAATGCTGCCAGTGCAACCACAACAGAATTATTAGAATTTTGCGTGGAGTTAGAGTCTAAATTAGAAAGTGCTTTAGCAATATTAAGAACTTTCGGATTAATTGCTACTTAGTTTTTTGAATCATTTGTCTTGTCATAATTCCTAATATGACATATATAGGAGTGATCCCTATAATAGTTAGTAACACAAACAGTTTTAACATTTTTAAAATGCTGGCTCGTATCTCCCAGATATTATCTATTGTATCTTTTATCCTTTCTGCATCTACTATTGGTGCTGGATACTTTGCGTATAGTTACATGACAAGTCCACAGTTTGAGGCAAAAATGATGGAGAAAGTAATGAAAAATGTGGATAAAATATTACCAAATCAGATAGAAAAGAAAATGCCAAAAGTAACTGGTCCTATATTGCCCTTATGATATTTGGTTTTTTTAAGAAGTTAATTCAATACTATATAGACAAGTTAGTTAATTGGATGCGTATGGTTAAGTTTAATCTAGAGTTAGACAATGAAATAAAAAAATATCACGATAGTTTTGAAAAGAAGGAAGAGCCTAAAATAATAGAAGTTGGTAAGTTTGGAGAAGATGGGTGGTCTATTTCTATTGGAGATATAGATGACGAAGATTCAAAAGATTGAAATAAAAGAGGTTTACGTTCCAAAGATAAGATTATGGGAAGTACAGCCGCCAATATTAGATGTTATTTATAAACCAGTTGTAGACATTCCAGGATGCGTTGATGCACATAGGAATAATCTAACAGGTCTTATTAATGAAGATGAACTAGGTACATATCAAGCTTGTGGTACGTTTGATATTCCTAGTTTTGAACCACTTGATTATAACCCTGCTAATTTTAAATACACTGCACCAGCACAGCAACAAGAACAACCACAGAATGATGTTCAGCCACAACAACCTGAGATAGCAGCTAAAAAAAAGGACGAAGAGATAGAAATACCACCTTGTCCCAGTAAAAAAGACCAGAGAATTGGCGATTTTCGTAACGATAAAAAACTAGAGCGTGTTTCTGGTTATGAGCGTGGTAAAAATGGGATAGATTGTATAACTCTGTATGAAGACGTACCGTTCATTTCGCAATACATTCCAAGTTTTAAGCAGTTTACTGGCGTTTTTAGTCTTGCTTTGGTCGGCTGTTCTGCTCCGATCATTCTTAATTTAGTAAAACCAGTGGTTAAAAACGTGATAAAGAAACTGACAAAAAAGAAAGATAAGGTAGAATAATTATCCGTAGATAAGTTTAATACCCGTGACTTGTCTACTCTAATTTATGAGTGTGAGGTAATACTTGATTTTTCTGTTCTGTAACTACTACATCCTTACATAGGTCATGGTAAGGACTATCTGTGGCAAATGATATTCCCTTAATTTTCAACTCTCCGCAATTTTTAAGCCTGGCTAATTCGTAATTAAGGCGTTCTTTAGATAGCACTTGGCTTTGTATTTTTTCTTGGGTTGTAGCACTTTTCAAGCAAGCATTTTGAAATCGTTGATCCAATGGAAAAGTAAATGTTAATGCTGCTCCTACATTTAATCCTAAAGAATCCTTGTTGCCACTATAGTTTTCCTGGTAGTACAAAATATTACCAGGATTTATTAGATTACCATCTTCATCAACACTTGGATCGTACACGGGTGTATGGTAAGTATAATCTTGTGGTCGTTTCTGATTAAATGAAGAGGTTACAAATGGAGAAAATGATACCTGTGGCCCTTGGCATCTAATACCATTTCCGTAATGATTTTCTATAGTATTCCCCTGCAAGACCTGGGTGGCAAAGTTGGATACGGACCCTGACGCACTCGCCTGAGGTGCTGCGGTCGATGATGTATTAGCAAACGCTGGACTCCCAAATAATAATCCTATTACTGGGAGAATATTGTAGTTGTATCTGTTACGCTTTCTGACTGGATCGTGCGTGTTACGTCTGAAACTGACTCTAGCCCAGG